TTATAGTCTGTTGTTAGTTTTAGAATACTGAAGATAAAGAAACATTGGAAATGTTCCTTGAAGCATATTAGTAGAAACAATAGATATAACTAAGATTACAATTAAGATTAATATTGACATATACATCACCTCTTTTGAAAGTCTAGGTAAAATTCTATCATGAAAAATCTCAAATAAACCATAAAGCCACATATAACCCATGAAATAATTTAATTTATTCCATTTTAGTTCCACTGCTTCTTTATCTTCAGTATATATTTATTATACCATATTTTTCGCTATTAATCATTTTCAAGAAAAAAATACCTGCTTTATTTTTTTTACAAACAAATAAAAAAATAAGGGGCAGGACAAAATCCTACCCCGTTACTTTATTAATTTTTTCTTATTCCACAATTTAGCATATGTTTATTTATTTCTTTTAAACTCTCTTTAATTTCTTGTAAGTCTTGTTTAAAAGAATTTTCTATTTTCTCAATCTTTTCTTCTAAAATCTTATCTTTTTCATTGCTCCATTGCTCAAAAGATTTTCTGTGTTCCTCATAGACAATTTTATCAAGTTTCTTATCTATTAAATTTTCTAGATATTGATTATTTTTTTCAATCTTTTTATCTATTCCATTAGAAATTCCCTTGATAAAAATGACTATTGCTATTATTCCTCCTATATAAGATAAATGTTCTTGTGTTATTGCAACCATAATACCACCTACAACCCCAGTATTTTATTCCAATAGTTATAATATTCCTTAGCCTCCTTAGTTCTGTCCACAATGGCTCTATCCTTGTAACCCTCATTTTGCAATTTAGATTTCCAGGATGTTGTTCCAAAATACTTAACAGCATTATAAAATCTCCTGCAAGTTCTTTTGTCTACTCCTGTTTCTTTCATAATGTGTCTAAATATCTTATCTGCAAGAGTTCTATTTATACTAGTGTTGTTATAACAACTGTATAAATAATCATGGATAACTGCTGCCTTGATGTATTTTCCAAATGGGTTATACAGCCATTGTAAACTCTTAGGCACTGATGCCCCATCCGTTACAAATCCTTTGAAAACTTTTATATCATACCCATTAATACTATAAATATAATCTTGCATTAAAACTGCCTTTCCATTTGAAATTGGATCCAGGATTAATTTAGTTTTCTCCATCTTCCTCATTTCCTTTTATATCTACCTTAGAGCCTTTTCCAAATGTATTTGATATTCTTTGTAATGTTCTTTCTATTGCATCTATAATACTTTTTTTGTTTATTACAGGAACTATTACTAATCTTACATACCAAGGCATTAAAGTTATAGCATTTTGGATATATTGTATTGCTGCTGCTAACTTTTTTTGACCCTCTCCTGAATTAAAAGACTGTTCTGATAATCTTATTGCTTTTTCAACAATATCTGCATATTTCTTTTTAGAAATAACCACAACTATAATAAATACTAAGGCTAATGCTATGCCAACCCAAGCCTCTTTTGTCATATTTGCAATATAAAATTTTACCATTTCAATTAAATTTCCCATATTTTTACCTCCTAAAATTTTCAAATACCAATAAATACTTGTCCGGCAAAAATTTAAAACTTCTTCCGGGCATAAATTTTTTATAATAAATTTGTCTGGCCAGACTGTTTATTATTTAAAAGCTACCTTATCTGCTCCTTTGATTTGCCAATGAGGAGCATCCTTAAATGATTTCCAACAATTTCCACCCCATTCAATTCCATATTTTTCTAAAAGTCCTTTCTCTTTTGCAACATTATAAATATCTTGATAGTAGTGAAAATCTTTCCAACTTCCTTTGTAAACTATTTTTTCAACTTCTTTTTCTATTTCTTTTCCATTTTCTTTAACTTTTTCTATAACTTTTTCTTTTATAAGAACTCCAATATCTACGGCATATCCAAAGCCATCAAACTTGATCTGATGATTAGATTTTTGTTTATAGCCATCTACTTTTGTTACTTTTATTCCAGGTAATGTTCTACCTTTTTGATATTCTAAATTTTGCTCTGCTGCAGTTCTAACTCCTGCGGTAATCTTAAAGTCCCAAGGGCTTACTAAGATTAATTCTTTAAAAAAATTAACCAGGTTTATATGGACACCATTTAATTTATCCAAGCTGGTTTGTGATAAAGTGTACATACTTATCATCTCCTTTATAAAAATTATTAAACCGACCTTGTAATTTGCCATTTAAAACCATTAAAAAAGGTAGCTATATAAAACTACCTTTAATTGATTTAAGTCTTAAAATTAGCCTTTTGCTAAATTAGAGTGTATTTCTTTTCTTTTAGCTTCAAATTCAACAGTTGTAATCTCTTTAGGGTTGACTTTTGTCTTGAAATAGTTTTCACAGTCATAGACTGACTGAACAAATGTTGTCCCATAACTAGCTAATATTAAAGATTGCTCTAAATCTAACTTTAAACCAAAATTATCTTCAAAATACCAAGTGATTGGTTTTTCTTTACCATAAACATTCTTTTCTGCTAACATAAAAGTTACATTTGAAGCTAATAAGGTTATATCCTTATCTCTGCATTTCTGTCTGTGTTCTTTTCCCTCAACTTTGTAATCAAACCCATATGCCAGAGATTTTGCTTTTAAGTCATCTATCAAGTTCATATAGTCCTGATATTCTCTTTCATTATCTAATAGCCACAGACCTTTTTCTTTATTCCAACTTAAATACTTTGGATTTCCTTGTGGTTTTGGCACTGTTATAATTTTCTTATCTTTTATGATTTCTCCATCTTCCAGTGTAACATCTATTCCAGCTCTTACCTTTTCTTCTCTTGTCATTTCTCTCAACATATCATCTTTAAATATTGGATATTGATATGCTATATCAGTTATTATCATATCATTTGTATATCCTCGAAAGTATGATAGAGGACTATTTATAACATTTTCCAAAGACTCAGCATAAACAGAAAAAACTTTATCTGTCTTTTTATAAAAATTTATTGTTTTCATATTAATTTCTCCTTTCAAATTTTTAATACTATTTTTGTTATATCCCATTTCAAGTGAACTATTAAATTCTGCATAGATTTTTAAATTTATAAAGAATTTTATATAAAAAACTGATTTAGATTAATTTTTTTTATATCCAATTACGAGAATATCTAAAAAATTCCATCCAGTCAAAATCGTACCAGGCCATCTTTTAATCACAGCTTTATTTTCCTCTATAGTTGCTGTAAAGAAAAACTGATTCTCAGTATCTTCTGAACTTGTCAAAATAACTGGATTAGATATTTCAAATGGTAATTCATAAATATATTTGTTGTTCGAATACATTGCCTTTTTTCTAAGAGAAATTAATACTTTTTTATTAGAAAACTCTAAGATATTCCATTCGTTTGAAGAGTATAAAGTAATTAGATTTTCCAATCTCTCAAGAAGAGAGTTATTATCCAATGGAATAAAATTAGCAACATTTGCAGAAATATCTTGGTTCTGTTTTAGACATTTATACATCTTTCTGGTATTTCTATCATAGTAGATATAATTAGGATTTTTTACACCCTCATCTTGTATATCGCCACCATATCCATAAGCTCCTGCTAATCTTGCTAACATCATTCCCTCTAATGCTTTTCCTTCCTCAGTGCCAAATTGTACTATACCAGCTTTTTCTCTTGTTGCTCCTTCTTGAATTTTTGCTACTTTATTACTTAAATCCTCTGTTTCTTTATCTATCAACTCTGCATTATGATTGAATTGTTCTACATTATAATAGTCATTCCCAGAAGGTTTTATTAATCTTAAATGTTTTGTAAAATCTGACATTTTCTATCTCCTTTCATCGTAAATAGCTTGATGTGTTTTTGTTTTTAATTCATCATTTTTAAAATTATTTATTTCTATGTGTTTATGGTACTTTCCAATAACTTCACTATCTTCATAAAGTCTTGTGTCATAGATTTGTTTATGGGTTTTAGTTTTTAAAAAATTATGCAATAAATATGCGACTTGATTGTGCGTGTTATATCTAAATTCAATACTAAAATTCAAATGTGCAGGTTTACTTATATAAATAAAATTCTTAAAATTATCTAAGTTTGGTGGTATTCCTACAATAGAAGTAAATTTAATTATGAAAGAATAGTTTCCATAATCTTCAACAACTTCAATCTCTCCATTTGTGAATATTTTGGCTTGTTCCTTTAAAACTTGTGGAGTAAAGATATTTTTTGATAGTAAAGTATAGATAATTCTGTCTTTTCTATCTTGTAAGCTCCATCCATTTTTATAATCTAATTCCATAAATCTTTCATAATTTGCTACTTGCTGCTCATTAAAAAAAGCTATAAATAATAGCTCTTTGTATTTTTGTATATCATTTTTAACATATTCACACATCAAATCTAATGTTCTAATTAAATCTTTTTGTAAACTGTTTCTAGCTATTTTAGATACTTTTTTTATTAATCTATCACTCATTTATAACCACTGTCCCAACTATCAATATTTCATCTTCTGCTATTTCTAGGTTAGAATTAGAATTATTTACTTTTACAAAGTTATCGTTAATCCCATTTATTTCTAATATAGCTTTTTCTAAACGATTAATAGATAATATAGATTTATTAGCTTTTTCAAATGTAGCACTTTCAGTCTTTATTACAGCTTTTAAAAGAGATTCAATTTTTTCTTTTACATCAGATAAAGTATATCCTGCTTTCAATATAACTTGTATATTTATATTTATATTTTTAGCAGTAAAACTGTCAACAGTAACATCAGCCCCAACTGGTCTACCATCATCTCTCTGTATTCTTTCCCTAACTTTTTGAATTAGCGATGAATCAGCTATATCGTTATTATAGTTAGCAACTAATACCTTTACAGTTCCATTACCATTCCAAAGAGGCTTTACTAATACCTTTCCAACTCCGTCAACCTGTTTAGCCCATTGTTCATAATCATAAATATTTCCACTATGAGCAGGTCTTGTAGCTTTTTCCTTAGCCCTTGCAACCAATACAGAATTAGGTTCTTTATCATATCCATTTATAATCTCTTTTTCATTTATAACACTATAAATATTGCTATTTTGAATTTCAAAAGTTGTAATTTCTCCTATTGCAGCATTACCTACTTTTCCTTCTGAAAGGCATTCTATTTCTATTTCTGCAATTCCAGTTGGACTTAAATACTCTTTTCTTAAAGATTTGTACTTTATCCCATCCCTGTTTAAAAATATTGTATTTTCTTCTATAACAGAGTTTGCTCTTCCAGTTACTTTTACAGTGCCTTTTGCCTTAGTTCCTAATCTCCTTTTTACTCCAAACATTAATGCATGTTTATCAACATACTCATCTTCTGTTGCAGTATCAATAAAGGTTTGCTTTTCCCAGAACTCCAATTCTTTATATACTTCTTCTACAGTAATTCCAAAAGTGGCAGCAATATCAAAATTGAAAGTACCTTCCATTTTTGAAAGTGGATTCTTAAGATTATCCAGAAAATTATTTCTTAATTCTATTCTATCTTTCACTTTACACCTCCATTTCTAGTTTTCCATACACAGTTTTAACATTAAAGGTTATCTGTGGAACATACTCATTTTCATTAGAAATGTCAAAATTATAACATTCTAAAATATATGGATTTACTAACAACGTATCTCTTATTTGATTAATCATTAATGCATCTTTTACAGATTTTTGATAGATAGAACCTATGTTAGTTTCCAATTCACTTCCATAATTATCACTATGTACATCAGCATATCTAAATCTTTCAGTTTTCAATGCTTTAAATATCCATACTTTTAAGGCTTCATTTTTCTCTAAAATTTTAATATCGTTATTTTCATCTTTTATATATTCTCCAGTTTTAAAGTCTATTGCATATTCCTTAAAAGTCAGCATTTCTTCAACTTCTGTTTCAGCTTTTTTAAGAAAAATATTGAAATCTTTTTCCATGTTACACCCCCTCTATTGCTCCACTAGGCATTTTAACTATTTTTGTAACGACTACATAATGTACCCCTAAAACTACAACTAGCACCTCATCACCTTTTTTTAAAGTATCTTCAAGCCAAATATCTTTATGGGTTTTGTAAATACCACTACCCTTATATTTTCCACTTCCAGTTAATTTTGGTATACTGTGCCCCATTGTATCAGATGTTTTATTATCATAATCATAATTAGATACATTAATTTCAATATTATCAACAATTCCATCAATAGTGTAATCTCTATGATAGTGAGGCAATAGGTAATTACTACAATATATTTGTTCACTAGGTATAATTTGCCCATCAAATTTAATAGTCAAGTTTGGTGGTGGAGTTTCCACAGAAGCTTTTATTATAGATGTTCCTTTTGTGGCTTGACCTATCATGTCACCAATTAAAATTCCTAATTCACTCATTTCTTTTTATCCCACCCTTCTGGAAACAACTCATCTATTTTGTCTTTCTTCTTCGCTTTTTTAGCTCTTTTCTTCTTGCTTTTCTTAGCTTTTTCTTTATTCTCAAATTGAACTTTATCCATAACATTTTCAAAAGTTAACTCAATATTACAGAAATAAGTTTCTCCTTCAAAAATATGAGTATCTGATTTGACTAAGAAACTTCCAATAAGTCCAGTGTGAGGTTCTTGTATTCCAATGTTATATCCAGCTTGGATTAAGATGTTTCCTAAGCAATATATCCTTGCACTTTTCTCTACACTTTTTAGCATATCCTTAGCATTTGCTATATTATCTACATCTTTTTCATATTCCATAACTTGTTGGAATAATCCAAATTTTTTCTTATCTTCTACATTTTCTACTTTATTAAGTATTTGCTGCTTTTCTTTTTCTACTTTATAGATAACAATTTGGTTTATCATATTTTCTATGCTTTCTTCATAAGAAGAAGTTGAGATGTTATCTGCACTTGTTAAAAGAACATCTGTATAAATACCTTGTTCAACTATATCTATTGCTTGTTCATTGCTTACAATAGAATAAATCTTTTTGTTTTTTCTATGTTGAATAGTGTATGCATTCAATATAATTTCATATCCACTTCTATCAATGGCAGGATAAGTACAAGTAACTTCATCTTTAGGAATTTTGCCTATTTTTAAATTAAGTTCCCCACAGATTTCTTTTAATATTTCTGATGGTTTTTTTTGGAAAAAGTTTTTAACAAAGTTATTTTTATTCAGATAAATAGAATTGTCGTATGCATAAAAACTTTTTATTTCAGTTTCGCCTTTCCTAGAATGCTGGAAAACTTTACCATAAAATAACTTTTCTTCTTCATAAGAAAATATGATTTCATCTCCGATATTAGTTATAATATCTCCTAGATACTCAACTTCCAATTTTCTTGCAGTTCCGTGAATTGCTCCACTCCAAATAACCCTAGTAAATATATTTTTATATTCTTTTCCATTTACATAAATCTTTACTTTTTCCATATATTTACCTCTCTAATAGTCCTCTTGCTACATCTGTTAAAGTTTTGTTTTTTTCTATCTCTACAAGAGTTATCTCCACATCTATATCTCCAGTTCTTTCAGTTATTGCAAAATATAAAGTTTGGATATAGCATTTAAAGAAAATATTAAACTCTGGAATAATTAAAGTTAATTTTTCCTTATCATTCTTTAACTTTTTTAAAGTTTCCATACAGTTACTAGGAGTAGTAGAAAGAATATAACTAAAAAAAGGAGATTTCATACTTGGAAAAAATGTTGAAAAACTAATCTTTTCAGCTTTTCTATTTCCAATTAACGTCTTTTCTCCTAAATCAATTATTCTTATAACTTGCAAATCCTGCTCACTCTCTATCCTTAAATCCAAAGGTGGTACTACAAAGAAAAAAGGAGTATTAGTACTATCTTTAACCAGGATAAATGTTGGTCTCATAGCATCATCTCCTTATTTTGTTATTTGTACATAGTTTTTCAACTCTGCAATTATTTTTTGTTTAGACATTTCTGCTGTTTTCTCTATATCTGCTTCATTTCTTATCGTTATTCCACCCATATTTACATTTACTTGAGGCGAAAAAGTTACATTTTGAGGTGGTACTTTAATATCATTATTACTTTTTTTAGATTCTGGAACAGAAGGTTTGAGCATATAATTTGGAATTGTTGGAGCTTTAAGTCCTAACTTATCACTGACTTTTTCTAGGTCTGTCTTTTGGCTTATATTTATTGTCCCAAGAGGTTTATTTAAAGAGTTAGCAGTCTTATTTTTTTGTACTGTCTGTTCTTTTGATAATTCTTCTGGAGTTAATTTAGCAATTCTTCTTCTTTCTCTGAAATCTTCTTCTGTTTCTTTCATTAGCTGCTCTATTCCTTTTCCAGAATTTTTATTATCTCTAAGTTTTTCTTTTAGCATTCTTTGTTTTATATACTCAATTTTTGAATCATCTTCTGTTTTACTGTTTCTTAAATCCATTGTTTCTATGTCTTTTTGTGCTTGTGCATTAGCTTCATCCCAAGAATAGCCTTTTGCTTGGTATTCTTTTCTTAATTCCCATTTATTTTTAGTTCTTCCTAGTTTTTCTCCAGCCCAGTCTCCAACAAATTTACCTGCTTTATATGCAGCATAACTTCCTGCAATATATTTGCCAGCACCAGGAAAAATTTTTTCGGACATAGCTGCTGCCTTCAATGCTGCAAAACCTTTTATAGCTTCTGCTGTAAGTGTAAATATTCTATTAAAATAAGTCTCCACATTTTCTGTGTTAAAAGTGCCTTTTGAGTTTAACTCTGCCATTTTACTTGTAAATTTATTAATAAAATTCACTGCTGTTGGAGCCAATCCCTCTCCAATAGATATTCTTAAATCTTCAACTGCACTTCTAAATTGAGCTATTTTATCTTTTGTATCTCCACTCATCTCTTTTGTAAATTTATCTGTTGCACCATTAGCATTTTTTATAGCATTTTCTGTTTTTTCCATATCTTCTTTAGTAGTTCCTAATAGAACTGAAAAAATTCTCATTCCTTCTGTTCCAGCAATAGTAGTTAAGAAATAGTTTCTTTGTTCTTCTGTCATTCTTGCTAACACAGGCTTCATCTCATCTATAATTTTTCTTAATCCTTTAAATTTTCCTTTATTATCATATAATGATATGCCGACTTTTTTCATAGCTTTCTCCATATCAGGAGTAGCTTTTGCAAGTCTTGTATAAACACCCCCTAATAATCTTCCAGCTTGTCCTCCTTTTATACTGTTATTTGCTAATGTTCCTAAAATTATATTTACTTCTTCCATACTTTCAAAATTTCTTGAAGTGGATGCAACATACTTATATGCTTCTCCTAGCCCTGCTATACTTGTATTTGTATTGTTAGCTGTTGCTGCCATAACATCCATAAAGTGATCTGCATCTTGTAATTTTAATCCAAATGCAGTTAAGTTATCTGTAAGAATATCTGACGTACTAGCTAAATCTTCTCCAGAAGCAATAGAAAGTTTTAAAAGTTTTGGTGTCATTTCCAGTACTTCATTCGTTTTCATACCTGCCATAGCTTGATACATTTGTGCTTGTGCAACTTCTTGAGCTGTAAATCTTGTACTCCTTCCTAGTTCTCTTGTTTGAGCCATTAGCATATTTTCTTCGGCTGCTGTTGCTCCCATAATAGCTTTATTTCTTCTTACTTGGTCCTCTAAATCTGCAAAAGCAGTTAAAGAACTACCAGCAATAGCACCTATTCCAGCAAGTCCACCAATAGCAACCGCACCAAATTTATTAAGTCCACTATTAACCTTTTCCCAATTCATAGATTTAGCTTTTTGATAAAGTCCAGCAAGTCCTTTTTCTGCTTTAGATATTACAGATGTAAATTTATCTTTAAGTTCCAATCTAGCACTTAATACATGTTCCAAATTCTCACCTCCAATAAAAAAGAGGAGCTTTTATACTCCTCTTAGTTTAATTATTATTTAGTTAATCCCATTTTATTTAGTTTTATCAATTTTTCTTCTATTTCTGCTTTCTCTTTTAATAAGTTTTCTTTTATCCTAGTTGCTTCTTCTATGAGTTGTTCAAACTCATCATATATTTTTACTTTATATTCAATTATATTATTAGTTTTAAAGTAATTATCTATAAAATTTTTATATTTACTGTAAAGTCCATATCTCTTACATAAAGATATAACACTTGATTTATATAAAATACTTACAGCAGAAATAGTTGAATAATCTCTATTAGGATTTTCTTCCTTATATTCTCTTAATTCATCAAGTTTTAATGTAACTTTTTTCTTTTTCATATACCAGTGAATATTCACATCAGATATACCAATTATTTTCGATAACTGTTGAACTTCCATAACAGGTTGCCCTCTCCAAGTTGTAGATCTAATTTCAGGGAAAGGTAATTTCTTTTGTTCTTTATTTTCTAAATTTTGATTTTCTAACTTTTCTAAGAAATGTATAACTGCTTTTCTAACATATTTACTTTCTCTAACTAAAACCTGTCTTGCTTGACTAAGAGTTAAAATAAACATAGGTACTTTACGCCCTGTTTTATCTTTATATGAGCTGGGCAAAATTTTCTGCTCAGTGATTTCCTCAGAAAATTCATCTCTAATTATAGCTAACAAAGTTTTATGAAGAAGTTCTTTTTTTATCCCTTCTTCTTTTCTAAACTTATTTATTTCAGCCAATAGTTTCAAACTTGTTATTTCACTTTTTGTAATCAAATTATTTGCCATTTTTATTCACCTTACCTCTTTTCTTTTGACATTTTATACCTTGACCAAATCCAAACATAAATGCTTTATGTATCATCTCAAAAATTCCTTTTGAATTATCTCTAATATCATTTAATTGGTCAAATGTCATATCATAATGAGTTGTTAAATGTTTTCTACTTTCTTTGATTACTTTTTCCATATTTGCATACATAAAAAAATACCTCCATTCAAAATTATAATTGATAGAAGTACTCCCTTATGATATAATAGATTTCATAAGAGGGTAACTTCTTTTGGTAGATAGGAATTGTAATCTTTGGTCGGAGAGCAATTCCTATTTTTCATTAAGTTGCTTGTTAATGGCTTTTCTTAAAAAATCACTCCTAGTAATCTTTTTATCCTCACAATAGTTTTTAATTTTTTCTTCTAAATCTTTATCAATTCTAGTTTTTATCTCTATTGTTTTTGGTTTTCCAATAACAGGTCTACCCATTTTCTTTTTTGTAGCTTCCATTTTTACACCTCCTAACTTATTAGCCACAAATGTATTATATATTTATGTGTCTAAAAAGTCAAGAGAAATTTTTTAAATAAAAGAGAGTTAAAAAACTCTCTTAATCTCTAAAGTTATTTTTTATTCTATTTCTTTTATAGTAACTCCTTCTAATACATATCTTATAATAGCTACAAGAGAGTAAACTATACCAAAGATATAAGATAGCATAGGAACTATACCAAACAAAAATATACTATCAGTCATAAGTGCCCCTTCAAGAAATCCTACCAAAAAAGAGACTATAATATTGAATATTATTGAGGCTAACAAGCATTGTCCTGCCAATAATAAACAATCAAAAAACTTGTAATCAAACTCAAACTTATACTTTTTCATAAACCTTTCCTCCTAAAATGAATTTAATATACCATATTATAGCATTATTCTTTTAAAAGGTACATATAAAATAAATCTTTTTCAGAAAGTTTTCTAAGTTTTTCTAATGTATGCCCTCTATTTAAATAATGAGCGACTGTACTTAATTTCCAGTCGCTCTCTATTAGTTTTTTGTTTCTTCTGCTAGACTAACTAAATCTACTTCACCATATCCTGAAGCAGTTAAAATAAAATCTGCTAACTTATACACAGTTGGATCCTTTAAAACTTTTGCTACAACTTGTGTTGGTTTAGATCTACAATTTAAACTATCTATTAGTTTATCATCTCTAAAAATAGGGCAAGAATTGTATATAATTTCTAAATCTTTATCTTTCTCTTTTGATAAAATTAAATCTAAGTAATCTTCTTTGTTTAGCAGCTCACATTCAATTTCTCCATTAAGTTCTTTTATGTGAATCTTAACTTTTTTTCTTTCCTCATTATTTATTCTTTTACTATTTTCAAGTAGCATTTCAGCCGTAACTAACATCTAAGCCTCCTATTTTATATTGTTTTCATATTTCAAATCTTCTGGTGTAAATCCAAATGGATACTCTTCTTCAACTACTTCTCCTTTTGTAATGTTAATTAAGTCTATTGAATTAAACCAAACATTATCAAGAGAAATTCTTTCTTCTTGCTTTCCTGGTGTATCTGGGTCCGATAGATTAGTCACTATTCTAACTCTAACATCTCTCCCTTTTACCAACTTTTCAAGTATCTTTTTACCTCTTGAATATACTTTTTCAAGTGTAACACTACCCTCGCCTTTTAAAGCCACTACCTTACTATCCACAGATAATCCTAACTGTACATCTTTTCTATCTGCTGTTACTTTTGCATTTACTTTTGTAAATTCAGCTATTTTTTCATTATCTATCCAAAGAGTACCGTGAGCCCCAGCAATGGTATGATAACCTCTTATATTTGTATCTGCCATTTTTACCTCCTATCACATCTTTATAACCAAAGAAAGATTTGACATTGTATCTGCAAATCTAACATCGCCAGTTAAAAATACATCATCACCAGATGGATATTTTAAGATTTCCATTTCTGTCATTTCTTCTGGATCCTTACCCTCTAAAACAATTAATCCCTTTTGTGCTTCTAAGTCTATTTCAATCTTATTGTCATAATCTCCGCTTAACACATTCGGAGCCATTTCTTTAAAATAAACCTTAGTAACATTTGAACAGAAATTCATTTTATTGTTATAGTCATTTATGTAAATTCCTAACCAATAATTTTTAAATGTATCTCTTATATCATCCGTTATAAAGCACATTCCCTCAGCTATTTTGATTTTTCTTGTGTCTTTTTTCCAAGTACTATCAAAAGTAGTTTTTGAGTTTACCCCATAATTAACTCTGACTTTTTCATCATCATTGTATAGAGAGAATTTACCAAGTTTTGGCTCATAGTAATCTACTTCAATCAAATCTGACATAACAAAGTTATCTGCAGAACGATTAATAGGCATTCCTGCTATAAGCCCTGCTATTGCCGCAGTATATTCTTGTGCTGTAAATTCTCCATATATAGATTTAAACTCTCTATTTCCGAGCTCCACTATTGCAACATGGTCTGTATTATTAGCAAAGCTGGAAATATATTTAACTGTCTTACCTATTGCACCATCATTTCCAAATACTTGTTTAACCCAAGTTACCAGCTTTTGGTCATCTGCTTGTTCTGCTCCTGGATAACTTAACCAATGCATTTTTCTTTCTTTAAATTCACCTAGAACATCATCTAAGTTCTCTCCAGTTTGTAACACTCTTATTAATACTTTCTTAGCTCCATAGTGCATTGCTAATTTAATGTATTTAACATTCTTAGCATCCCATTCTTTTTCTTTTAAATCTGCTATTGTTTTTAGAGTATTCCATTTAACAGTTTTCTTAGTATCTTTTAATATTAAGCAAACTATACCTCTTTCACTTCTTTGTATAGCAGTTGTTGCAAGAGTTTTAAACTCTATATTAATGTTTGGACTAGCTTTTATTTGTCCTACTTCATTTCCCATTAATTGCTACCTCCTTCTTTAAATCTCAATTTTAAGTCTTGCATTAACTCATAATCATAAGGTTTTCCGTATAAGTCATATAGGCTTAATGTAAATACATAGTGTCCGACTCTATCTACAATTTTTATATCTGTATTTCTTAGAGTTAGGAATCTATTAAGTACATGTAAAACCTTTTTCCCTTCTATTTCAAATGCATTATCTAAGTTTTCTAAATTCTCTAATATTTCAGCATTAGTAAGCTTTCCATTAGTTTTTGGATAATAGATAATATCAATATCTATTGTTTTTAGCTCTCTATATTCAGAATTAAATTCTTTCTTATAACTAACTAAATCTATATAAAAACAAGGCTTTTTGACACTGTCTATATCTTCACTATGTGGATTTACTTTTAACTTTTTAGAGATAATCTCATTTAATGCATTTCTTATATCTACCCATTTCATTTTCTTTTTAATAACCTCCCATAAAAATTTTTTAAATCTTTATAGAATTTAATTTGTCTCATAGCTACTGCTGTTCTAAGCATAAATCTACCTCTGACAAATTTAGTTTTACTTCTCCCAACTCTATGTCCGTACTCAACATGAGGTGGCATAATCAGTCATAGAAAATACAATTTGAGAGAATGCTTTTCCAGTTAATCTTCTTCCATTTTCTCTTTGCCAAGAATTTTTTAATGTTCCAGTATCAACTGGAGTTAATTCCTTAACATCCTTTTTTAAATCTTCTGCTTGTAGCATTAAAAATCTTTCAGTAGATTTTGGAGCTTGTGTTTTTATTTCATCAAGAATTTTGTCAAATTTTTTAAATCCTTTAAGTTCCATAATTTGCCTCATTTTCAGAAACTTCTGTTAAAACTATTTCCTTGTGTTTTATGATGTTATATGCCAAAGGCTTAGAGGCTTTGAACATATAAACGGCTCCATTTGCTTTCCTTGTAACTTTTAGTAAGTCATTTTGTTTTATATCTACATCTAAGCCAACAAATAACTTATATTCTTGTGAACTGCTATTGATAGGTCCTGGTAAAACACCTCTTAATAACTTTTGTGAGAGTCTGCAAGGAATATCTTTTAATATTTCTCTTTGTTCTTCAAAAGCTCCACCATGTTCATCTGTAATAGTAACAGAACGAATAACTGTAACTCTATCATTATGTAACTTATCTAAAATACTCATACAGTACCAACCTTTCTAAATCTAAATAATTGGCTTTTTAAAGATAGAAACATTTCATCAGTTGTGTTATTAGAGGTGTCATATTCTATTGTGGTATCTCCCTCAGTAACTTTTGAAATGTTGCCTTGTAAGTTTTTTTCTTCAATGGTTTTTAATGCTAAATGCTCTGCAAATGGTTCTATAAGTTCAACTGGAAAATCATCTCTATTCATAAAATTTAAAGCTTTTCTAACTAAAATGGTTACTTGAATTTTCAACATAGCCTCGTTGCTAATAGTTGCTAATTCTTTCACTTTTTCAATTATTTTGTTGTAAATTTCTTCCATATCTAACCTCTCAATAGAATAAAAGCACCTAGAAATTAAATTCTAAGTGCTTTATAAATTATGCTTCTGATACAGTTATTTCAGGCTTCTTTGTTGTAAGTAATAATATTTTACTGTCATTTTTAATATATAAACCATAATGTTGGTCTATATTAACCTTAGTTGCCTTATGGTCAATATCTCTTGCTTTTTCAACTTGTGGACTTCTTTTTAATAATAAGCCAATAGCACCAGCTTCAATAATTGGGTTTGTCACTTCATTAGCTTTAACTAATGCTGGATTAGATGTAACAACTAATTGAACGCCACAAAGTTCTCCAATAACTCCTGTCATCATTAAAGGTTTACCAGCAATATCTTTTAAAGCTAGGAAATTTTTATCTTTTCTAAGCTCGGCATATTGGTCAGGTGTTATGAACACAACTCTAGGGATATCTATTTTTTCTCCAAATTTAGTTAAAGCATCAGCTAAGACATCATAGGATAATTTAACAGACTTTCTATTATATTTTAACTTTGCTTTTTTAATTTCATCTAAAACATCATTATCTATTTTTCTCGCAATAGATACAGTTAATTGTGATACGCCTTCACCTAATGGGTCACCATATCCAGATAATAAAGCTTCATCTGAAAAATGTACTCCCTTAGCTATCTTTTTGATTGTTACTTCTGTTTTAGATGTTGTTAGATTTTCATAGGGAACAGCTCCTAATTCTGCAACATCTTCTGCTATTCCAAGTAAACCCCATTTAGGAATAGTTAACACATTCCCTGGAACTCCTTCTAATTTATTATTGATATCAACAAGTGGTCTAAATACTAACTTGTGTGGTAATTCTTGTCTTACCATATCTTCCAATACTTCTGGTATTATTAAATGTTCTACTTTTGTTTCTTCTGCCATATCTTATTCTCCTTTCAATTCATCATATAATTTTTTATTTGTATTAAATAATTCTGTTCTTTCAGACAAAGTCATTTTTGAGAAATCATCTTTTGTGTATTTTTTGCCTTCACTACCACCATTCATTGCTCCTGGTACTCCACTAGCACCAAGAGATTTTACATATTCTCCCATTGTTTCAACAAAACCTTTAACAGATGCCTCTATTTCTTCTTCTGTACTTCCAGAAATTCTATCTAAGAAATTTTCTGGCATTTTATATTTAGTAAGAGTAACTTTTTTAATTTCATCTGTCTTAATCTTTGTAAGTTCAGCATTCTTTGCATCTAAATCTTTTTGAATCTTTTCAAGTTCTTTTTTATGCTTTTCTTCTGCAGTAAGATTAGCATTTTTTATTCTTTCCTCATAATCTTCAATAGATTCATTGTGCTGTCTTTCAAGTTCTTTTTTTGCTTTCTCAAACTTTTCATTTTCTCTTTTAAGTCTAGTTTCTATCATTTTATCGACTTCTTCTTGAGTAAATGTTTTTACTTCTCCTGGTTCTGCAAATAATTGAATATTAATTTTAAATTTTTTCATTTTATCCTCCTGTTTAAAGTCCTGTTTGACTATATAATATCCAGAAGTTTAATGTCCTCCAGTACGACAATATTTATCTTTGTACCTCCTTTCTTTGCAATAAAAAAAGCACCTAGTTTTAGCTAAGTGCTTTTGAGTTAATTATTCTATTTGTTTTCTTTTTTATTGTCTAAATCCCACTGTTCCTCTACTTTATTACAAGCATCTTCATATTCTTTTCCTTTTTTTTCTCTTTCTTCTTTTGTTAAAGAGTAATCAATAAAATATTCGTCTGGAACTAATATTTTTTTATTCATTATTTTCCCTCCTATATTTCCAACCAAATTTTTTAGCTAGAGATTCATTTATCATATGCGAAACCTCTTTCCATGCTTTTTTGTTATCCCCTAAATCACTACATAATTTCCAATATTCACTTTCAAAATCACGACCAATTTCATCATAAGTTTTCCTTATTACTTTTAAACTTTTTCTTTCTCCAGCTCCAATTTCTAAATAATATCTAGTGCCATCGTGTCCCACAACTCTCATTTCTTTTACAGAAGACAATATACAAGCCACATTCATATCTTCTGGAGAAAATGATGAACTAGAAGGATGATTATGCAAAGAGATAACAGTAGATTCTGATTGTTTACTTAAAAATAATATTGTTTCTCTCGGAATACTCACAGAATTTTTATCCCCTGTAGCAAATGGAACTATCTCATTTCCATTTAAATCTAACCACATTAGAGCTTCTGCTCCTGTTTTATTTCCATGTTCTAAAACTTTATCTATAGCTTTTTCAAAATTATCTTTTTCTTTAGTTATACTCTTATTTTCATTGTTTGTCAATAACTCTTTGTTATCTTCATCTAAAATATAATTATTCTTTTCAACTTCTTCTCTACCTTGCTTGATTAAACTTTCATAATCAATGATTGGTATTGTTGTACTTCTGCACCTTGGGTGCATTGGTGGATAATTAAGACCAACTGCAATTTTTTTTATTTCAAATATTTCTCCATTTAACTCTGAACAAATTTGACTGGTCCTGCTATCTAATGTAGCACTAAACTCATATTTTTCTATTCCTGCTTCCTTATATCCATCTAACGTAGCTTGATTCAAAACATAATTAACTTCAGTTCTTAGAAGTCTTTCAACATCATTCTTTTTAGCTGTTTCAAATCTTTCAGAAACTCTTTTACTCATAGTTTTCAGATTAATACCTTGTATCATTCCATTAACTATTTCTTGTTTAACTGTTTGAGCTAATTTATCAGTATTAGTCCAAAGTCTTTCAGAGAAGTTTGCCCCACTCCATGGTCTATCTAAAACAGCTTTTATTTTATCTCTACTTACAATAGCATTAATACCCAAATCTTTTGTTACTTCTATGAAAGTATCTCTATAAACAGAATTTAAAGCATTTTTACTACTATCCTCAACTCCAAAAATTAACTTAGTAAATTCCATATCTATTTGAGCTTTAAGACTATCCAAATGACTAATTCTACTTTTAGCGGATAATGTTTCAATTTCTAAATATAATTTCTGTGCATCCAATGGTGCTGTTTTTAAAAGATTCTTATATTCTTTTATATAATCATGCAAATCTTTTTTCCAAACCTTATAATCATCACCTTTCAAAAATTTTAAAGCTTCATTATAATTTAGAATATTATCATTCATATAAGTTGTAGTTATTCTAGAAATCTCTTTATTAATATCCTGCTTGGCTTTTTCAAGTGCAATCTTATACTCTTTTTCAATATCTTGAATATTAGTAAATGCCTTAGCCTCTCTTTTAACTTGTCTTTCTTCCCAATAATCTCTATTCTTTTGAGCCATCAGCACCAGCTCCAATTGGAGTATTCATATCTTTCATTACATTAATATCTTCTTCAGCTTTTATTTTTTCAAGCTCAACTTTTGCATCTTCAATAAAAGGCAATATAGATAAAATAGTTTCGTGCGATACAACTCCTTGTAATTTCTGAGCTATATCCGCTGCTTCTACTAAATTCTTAGGAACATTTCTAGTAAATACTTTTTGAATATCTTTTGGAGTTATTTTTAAATTATAGAAATCTATCATAAGTTGTAGTCTTTGATTTAAAGCCTTTTTAAAATACATTTCCTTTTGTGCTGCTAATTGTTCTAATGCTAATAATTTATAACCCAAAGCTACTCCTGAACTATTTCCAGAAAACTCTTTATCCTGCATATCTGGTATCATAGAAAATTTATGAATATCTTGATTTAATCTATTTTTATTATTTTGAGCATAACTATCATTGATTTGCTTAACCAACCACTTAGCGTCTCCTTGCTCATTAATAAGCATAACCTTATTTTTATTCATTCTTTCTAGTTCTTCATCAGTAGTTCCACCCATATTAACTAAAACTAAGTATGCATCTGTAAAATCTTTCATGTCATCAATAGCAGTAGAAGTAGCTTCATTGTATCCATCTATCAAAGAAATTACATTTTTAAAATCTCCATTTGCTCTCTTATTGTTTAAGAACTCTATGATTGGGACTTGATTAAATCCGTGTAATTTAGATTCTCCTTTTACAGTTGGGACTTCTTTTTTATCAATATCAGATATATATTCGTAAGTAGTAACTGATGTACTATCATAAACTTCCAATGTATAAACCCATTTATCTTCTTTATTTTTAGTTTTATCCCATCTAACTGCTGCAATTATTTCTTTTTTTACAGTGTTATCTCTTAAAATAAAACAATCTCTTGGGTCTACAACTACATTTCCAATAGTATTATCTACATTTTTATACCAAAGTTCATAAGACTTTCCAAACACACTCAAATTTGAAGCATGTTCAAAATTTTCTTGTTGTTCTTCTTCAGTTGCCAAATATTCAGATAATTTTTCAAAATCTTTTTTTAATTTATCATCTTGTAAAGCATAAGCAATAGGCTTTCCTAGAAAATATGCTGTTGCAATGGTTGTTATGTATTCAGGATAATTATTAATTAACTTAGTATCTTTTTTCTTATCACTTCTGTCTTTCTTGTTCAAAATATTGTGTTTTCCACTGTAATAATCTTCCATTTTTTGTAGCTCTGGTAATTCATTTTTTATAAATGCTTCAAGAGCTTCTTTTAAGTCTTGTACAGTCACTAATCCTCCTCTCTATCTTATTCCTAAGATATTTCTATCTATTGTTCTCATTTCATTTCTATTTATTGTTTTTTCAGCAATACCACTTAAAGTATCTGGTCCATCATCATGCTTATTTTTACCTTCTTTTTGATAAGAAATAATATCCTTTGCAAATTCTGGCCATTTATTTTTCCAGTCAACAGGCATATAAATATTTGCATTAACCCAAGCACTATTTGATAATATCCTTGCAATCTTATTTCCACTTTGATGGAACCATTTAACAACTGTCTTATAATTTCCTTTATCTCTTGTAATTCTTTCAATATTTCTTGCGAATGCTCTACCACCATTATTACTTTCTATATCTGCAACATTCACATTAAACTTTTTATATGCTTCTGCAACAAGTGGCTCAGTTATTTCCATAGCTTCTTTGGTATAGATAACATCTAGTATATAAGCACTATCTTTGCAATCCGCATAAATAATATTACATAAAAAATCTTCTCCAGTATCAGCAGTATCACAATAAGCAGCAATTTTAACAATCTTTTCTTTTGGTAAATCTATATAAGTTTTAAATTCACTATATAATCTGCCCTTAATGTCTATCGGTTCTTGCTGGTAGTTGGCTGAAGCTATTTCTGGTCCCATAGCTCTTGCTTTTGACAAGTAAGATTTATAACTTAGTATTTCATCACAAAGCATAGTACCTTTATCATCTTGAACAGCTTTCATTTTGATATGTTTCACTTTTTTGCCTTCTTCCTTATAGTGCTCTATGGCTCTGCCAGCTAAATCTCCACTAATCCAACGAGTCATAATAATTATTATCTTTCCACCTTCTTCAAGTCTTGAAAGCATTGTTTGAGAATACCATTCCCAATGTTTATCTAAAACATTAGCATTATAAGCTTCCTCGGCATTTTTGATTAAATCATCTATAATCATCAAACTACAACCAAACCCTGTTGCTGTTCCACCAGGAGCTGTTGCTAAATAGTTATTGTATCCACCCTCTAAACTCCAAAGGTTCATAGCACCATCACCTTGTTTAATACTTACACCAGGAAAAATATCTGAAAAAACTATTTTATCTTTATCGGCTTTTACTTCTTGTATAGTATTTCTGACATTCTTTGAAAAAGTGGTTGATAAAGTTTCATTATAACTTCCAGTCATAATTTTTGCATTTATATCTCTACCAAGTAACCATTCTACTAAGTTTCCTACTGTTCTTGATTTCCCATGTCTAGGTGGAAGATTTAAAATAAGTACCTCATCTTCACTTGTTAGAAAGTTTTGTAAATCATTACATAAATCAACTAAAAATTGTCTTTCGTATTTATAGAAGTCAGGAGATTTTAAATAACAATAAAAAAAGAACTCACGTCTAGCAAGTTCTATTTTTGCTCTTCTTATTGCTTCTTTATTTATCTCCACCAAATATCACCTTTTTTAGTTCTTCTGTGGATAGCCCTTTAAATGGATCCTCTGTTTTTAGTTCTCCTTTAACTTCTAGCTTTTCAGTAAACATTCCTAAATGTCTACCTAGCATTTCTAATGCTTTTTCTTTATTGTAAAATGTTACTTCTATTCCGTGTTTAGTTTCTTTAACTCCAGATATACATGCTTTTTGTTCAGGACTTAACTCATCAAAATTTTTAATTATAACTCTATTATTATTAAGATTAACTATTCCTGTTCTATCTGTAAAAGCTAGATTAGCAATCTCTTTTAATACCCTATCTTGTGTAATTTCAGTTCTTTTTTCCCTTTCTTTCATTGCTACTTGTATTTTTTCTTGAACCTTAGCATTTCTTAGCAATTTACTTGCATTAACAGCAGCTGTATTTTCATCTTTAACTTTATATCCTGCTCGGATATAAGCTTGTGTGCCATTCAAGTCTTTTAAATATTCTTTTACAAATAAATCTTGTTTAGTCAATCTGTTTCACCTCCAATTTATCCTCTTTTTTGTTTGTAACTTAAAATTCTGTGCCTATACTTAGGTTCTAATTTTTCAATTTTATTTAATAATTTTTTGTCATTGAAATGTTCCCAATATATAGTTCCTTGTGCCAAATTACCAAATAAGATTTCTCCCTCAATATCCTCAAATCTTGTTATACTTTTTGAATTTCTATTTATATCTAGACTTTCTTTTTCTGTTTCAAATTCTAAATCTAAGCCTAGAATTTTATTTAATAAAGTTGTATGAGTATCTATATAACTTCCTATATGTAATTTCCCTAATACAAACAATACAGGTCCATCTCTAAAGCCTATATCAAAAAACTTTTTATATGTTTTCATAAAATTCTCCTGAAATAAAAAACTCCCACAACTGTGAGAGTGTTGATACTATTATGGCTGAGGATATTGGACTTGCACCAATGACATTTTGCTTAACAGGCAAACGCTCTAACTAACTGAGCTAATCCCCAATATGGCAAGACTTTTTTATAGTAGAGTCTTGAACTACTTTTGACATAAGGAGGAAGTTCTTATGAACCTCTATACTTTGCTACATGCTAACATACTATCACATAAAAACTGACAAAACAATACACCTCTTTTGACAAGGTTTTGACAAATCTGTATTAAAAATCTATCAATCTTTGTGTTTTAAAATGTAATTCTAATGCTGACAAAATGCTATTCCTCATTCTATACGCTGTTCTGATATGGATATCTAGTTCTGTTGAAATATCTTCATATGTCATTTTTTTAAAGTATTTCATCTCAATAAATTTATAATCTTCATGATCTTTTACCATATCCAATGCACTATCAATTCTAAAAAGTATTTCCTCATGTCTACTAATATCGTTAGAGAGTCTTACCTTCAATTCTTCAATTCTCTCCATATCTGATTTAACTTCCATAAAGCCACTTCCAGAAATCTTTTCTACCTTGTAGTTTTTTAGTAGAATTGGATTATTAAAATACTCTAAATCTTTTTTTATTTTATTTATATATTTATTATAGCTATACAAGATGTCTTCCATCTTCCTAAAAATTATCTTTTGCTCCTGTGTTGCCATTACTACTCCTCCATTTTAAGATTAAATATATCTTTATATGCCTGTAAATATGAAGTTCCAGAATATTCTCCCGTTTTTCTATCTACAACAACCAACCAATTATATCCATTCCATTTAATATTGTTAAAATCCTCTGTTGTAAATTCAAAATCTTCAATATCTTCTCCAAAATTTATTGGTTCTTCTCCTTCTGGATATTTAATATCTTCCAACCAAAAACCATTATCATTGATTAAATTTTCAAAATTATCATTAAATCCAAAACTGTTTGGCAGTATTGGGAATATGATTTTTACTATGTACCCTTGTTTTTCTAAATCTTTTACTATTTGTTCTAATGTCATATTAACCCCATTCCTTTCCAAGCATAATAGAATTATCAATTTCTAAATCTTCATCTCCACTTTCTTTTGCTATTAATCTTTTTACCCATTCTAATGCTTCTACTTGTCCTTTTGTTTTAGAGTATTCTCTTATATCTTTATCAAAAGAATTATTATAATCTAATTCAAATTGTTTGCTCTCAATCTTATAAAATAATTCTGCTTCATCTATCATTTTAGCCCTCCTATCTAATTCTATCTAAATGCTTTTGCAGTTTTAATATATCTTCAAAATTTTTGGGTGCTCTTAATCTCATTTCTTATTCTCCTCCTTAATTCTTTTAATTCTAACTTTCAAGCTATCAACAAGTGCATCTTGTACATCTCCTTTATTCTGCAAGGCTTCCATTACATCTTCATCTCTTGTCTCTTTACAAATTAGATGATGTATAATTACTTTCTCTGTTTGCCCTTGTCTATGCAATCTCTTATTAGCTTGTTGATATAATTCCAAGCTCCAATTAAGCCCAAACCATATTACATGATTTCCACCTGCTTGCAAGTTAAGTCCATAAGCTGCACTTGCTGGGTGGGCTAGTAGTATATCAATTTCTCCTTTATTCCAGTCTAGTTGGTCTTGTGGAGTTTTCAAAAGTCTTATTCTTAATTTTGAGTCTTTCAAAGCTTCAATTATTCTGTCCTTGTCATGTTGAAAATTATAGAATACTAATGCGGGTTTCCCATTTAATTGTTCTATTAGCTCTAAAAATCTTTCAATTTTACAATCGTGAACTTCAAATACCTCTCTATTCTCATTGTAGATGGCTCCATTTGCTAACTGTAATAACTTGTTAGATAGTGCTGCTGCATTTGCAACTGTGATTTCAGTATCTTCAAGTTCAAGAATTGCTTTTTTCTCAAGTTCATCATAAGACTTCTTAGCTTTACTGTCCAAAACCACTGGAACTTGCTCATAAATTATGTCGGGCAGTTCCAGGTAATCTTCTGCTTTCATAGATATACAGATATCAGCTATTTTTTCATGTATAGCTTCATTTGAACCCTCTTTAGCATCATAGTTGAAAATTACTGTTCTGTTTCTTTGCCCAGGTTCAAAATATCTTTCTCTAAATTTTCCGATAGTCTTTTCTAGTCTTTCTCCCTGGTCCAATAAATATAACTGTGCCCATAAGTCTATAAGTCCATTTGGTGCTGGAGTTCCTGTAAGTCCAACAATTCTGTTTATTTTATTTCTAATAACTTTCAAACTTTTGAACCTTTTTGATTGATGATTTTTAAAGCTAGACCACTCATCAAGTACCACCATATCAAATGGCCATGCATTTTTATAATAATCAACTAACCAGGTAACATTCTCTCTATTTATCACATAAATATCTGCTGTTTTTGCAAGTGCCTTTATACGCTTTTGTAGGCCCCCTAAAACGAGAGATGTTTTTAGTATAGATAAATGATCCCATTTTGCTATTTCATCTGTCCAGGTAGCCTCTGCGACTTTTTTAGGAGCTATTATTAATACCTTTCCAACTTCAAATCTATTAAATTTTAAATCTGCTATTGCAGACAGAGTTATTATTGTTTTCCCTAAACCCATGTCTAACATAAGACCTAACTTATCATCAGATATCATTCTATCGATACAGTATTTTTGGTATTCATGTGGTACAAACTTCATTTAGGCATCACCTCCTCTATAAACTCATCTACTTCTTTGAAAGAAGCTATCACTCTTGCATCACAATTTAGATTTTTTAATTTATGCATAAAATTTCTCTGCAACGGGGATAAATTCTCTCTTTTACTCTCTGCTTTTAATTCCACAAAATAGACATCCCCGCCAGGAACGATAACAATTCTATCTGGCACTCCTGCATTTCCCGGAGAAGTCCACTTCATACATAAGCCGTTTTTACTTTTTACGCATTTAACTAAATATGCTTCAATTTCCCTCTCACTTTTTTTCATGTATTTTCTCCAATCTGAAACGTAACTAACTTTCTTTTTTTCTTATATATATATATATAAATATAGGATTTATAGATTTTATAGACTATATATACCCTTTATTTCTTTATTTTTATATATTAATATAGAAAAGAAAGTTACAAAGTTACAAATATATAATAATACTAATAATACCAATGTTTTTTGATGTAACTTTCTATGCAACTTTCTATGTAACCACAAAAAAGAGAGTTACAAGCATTTTTTATAGAAAGTTACATTTTAAAAAAGTTACACTTAGAAAGTTTCAAAATTTTTAGCTTTACATTTTTCTTCTGAATCCTTTTTGAACTCCATATTTTCCAAACCTTGAGGCTTGTTTTATCTTTTCCCACTTAAATAGAGTTGATAAAATCTTATTAATTTCAATGCTGTCGCTCTTTTTTAGATATCTAATATCCATTTTTAAAGCTTCTTCCCATATTTCAGCGGCACACACTTTATCTCTTAATGCCAAATCTTTTTCATCATATTGTAGAGTCATAGTTTCATATTCATTCAGATATGTTCTTCTAGCAAATAAATCCATAGTATTCCAATTTTTAGGTATTTTCTTGTCTAAGTAATCCAAAATAATGCCCTTATATACATTGTCCTCCAAGTGTAATTCCTGTTCTTTTACAGCTAATTCTAGCGCTTCTTTTGATAGAACTAAACTATAAGATTTATCTTTTGCTAATTCACAAGCCTCAGCCCATATCTGCTCTAACTCATCTTTCAAATCATCAAAGATAGATTTCTTTGGCTTAAATATAAAACAATCAATTGGCCAGAACCTTCTATTCCCTGTCTCATCTCTTAAGAAGTTAGTATCATTTGCAGTTCCAAAGAAGGCACATCTTCTTGGATATTTTTGGGCTCTACGCCCATAAGAAGCCCGAAAGATATCATCAGTTCTACTTAAAAAGTTTTTAACCAGGTTCATTTCAGATTTTCTTAAAGAACTAAGTTCTCCCATTTCTAAGATCCAGCTCCCTTGGATTAACTCACAAGCATCTTTACCTTCCACATTAACCAAACTATCGTTATACCATTCCATACCTAGTATTTTCAGAAATGTACTCTTACCTACACCTTGCGGACCTATTAAGATGGGCATATTATCCCATTTAATGCCCCCGTAAATTGCCCTTCTTACTGCTGCTACTAAGGATTTTTCAGAAACTTCTCTAGTATATATATTATCTTCACAACCTAAGTAATCTATAAATAGAGTTTCTAATCTTTTTTCTCCATCCCATTGAGTAGATTGAAGTCTTGTTGCTACTTTATTTTCTGCATTTTCTTCTGCAATCAAATTAACGCCATCTATAATTTTATTAGTAGAAGTGATTCCATAATTGCTTTCTAAATACCACCTCAGACCTGCATCATCTGTATCAGTCCAAATTCTATCGGGAGTTTCAAATTTCCTATCCCAAGGTACTCCATCTCTGACTAGTATTCTTGCAGCAAATATATCCTTAAAGATTTTAAATTTTAATTCCCTATCATTTCTTAGAATTAATATTATATTAGATAATGTACTGAGTGCTTTCATACCATCTGCACTGTACTGGATGTCATCTTTCCAGTTGTCATCATCTTCAACTATTTCGCCTTCCAGAACTTCTTCATTCTTATCATCTACTATTGAAAATTCTGCAATAGCTTTTTGTTGTCTTTCTTTTAATAAATCTTTTCTAACATCTGTCTTTGCCATTACCCATTCTTTCATAGCAAGCCAAGAAGGTAGTTTGGCCACAGGAGTATTAACTTCTGCTTGTATATCCAAATGTCCAAATTTATGCAATCTTACTAAGTCAAAAGCATTCACTAATTTTTGGCTACAAGGGTCAGTAGCATGGTGAGAATATAAGAAAAGTCCATCTTGATATACAATAGCTCCAGCAGTAGTACTTCCACCTATAAAAGTTAATCTATCAGCTACATCACAGGCTTCATATACTCCTGGTAAAAATTTATCTATGGCTTGATAGATGTTAAATCTTCTGCAAAATGCTCCAACCATTCCCTCTTTCTCTAAAGGGTTTTCTTGTTTCTTTAACATATTCTGGTGGAGCTTTTGGGCATCAGGAACTTCTGGCCAGCTTGTAACATCTTTCCAGTCTACATACATATTAAGTATGGCCGCACCATCTAACATAGGTTTATCGGCATAAGTAAAGACATAATCACTATCAGTAGAATGGCTTGGCCAGTACATTAATCTAACAGCCTGAAAGGTAGTAGGGTCACAATAACGCAACCCTATGAACTCCGCTACCTTCCTTGCTATCGGCTCATATTCCTCGGCAGTTACATCTTCGGCTAAAGGGAAAATAACTCTTATTCTAGGTTTAGTAGTTTGGTGCTTACGAGTGCTATACACGACATAAGCACACCCTAAACCATTGAGAGTTTTTATAATTTTGGTGTCATCTTCATAAGCTAAGTTGTCTAAGTCAAGAGTTATTAAACTTCTGCTTTCAACAGCTTCACTTCTTCTTAAATTCCCTTTTAATTTTCCACCAACAAAGCCTCCAACATCCTTAATATCATCTTGCTTAGACTTAGTATAAGATAAGAACTCATCTAGTGTTTCAGCTGTTATTTTAGGTTTTCCTAATCTTTCTACAAATTCAGACCAGGTAATTTCAGTTGTTACCCATTGCTTAGATAATCTGTTATTTGCTTCTGATATTAATAATTTTCTTGAGTTCTCCATCTGTTATCTCCTTTTATCCAAGTTCTATTATTTTAGTTATACAGCCAATTGTTTCAGAAATATTTAAAGTAATTAGATTTCTAAAAGCCTCATTTATCAGCAAAGCTTTATTAGAAGGAAGGTCTTTACATATTCCAAGTATTATAGTAGTCCAGTCTGTTTTTAATTTGTCTGTGATAGAGTCTATTCTATTTCCACTAAGACGTTGAGTAATTTCATTTCCTTTTAATGTCCAAGTTAAGTATTCAACTGCTTTCTCATAATCTTCTTTTCCATTCTTTTTTTCAGCACGAACCAGATACTTAACTACATTCCATATTCTAGTACATAAAGGGTTAGGCATACCTTCAACTATAGCATCAGCTAAATGTCTACTCTCAAAATTACAACCTGGAATCATGTAGTGCTTTGGTGAATGTACATTATCATTATGGGGTATTTCTACTTTTTTATCATCTGTAATTTCATCAGTTTTGTTTTCTTCTCCAATAGCAATTAATATTTTCTTTTCAAGAGACGGGCTTTCTATATCAAGTCTTCCATTTTCTACATAAGACAAAAAGCCTTGTGTAACTCCTATTTTTTCAGCAAATTCTTTTTGAGATAAATTGTTTTCATCTCTAAAGTTTTTTATTTTTCTACCTATATGCATAATTTCCTCCTTTAAAGTTCTTTAAATTTTTTTAGATATATATCATATTTTCCTTTTCTTTTAATGGCTCTCATTTTTTCCATGCATACCCCAGGAGTTCTTCCAAGCATTAAAGCTATATCTTCCCATTTCATCGTTTGCCTATATCCTACTAAATCTATTTCATCTTCTTTACTCCATTTGGTTTTGTGATTAGGGAATAAATCTGGGTTATACATTAATCTCTTAGAATTTTTATATCTTTTATAACCACTTTTATCAGTAAAAAAATCTGCCATAATTTCCTCCTAATCTTTCATATAATAACTACCCGTAAATCCAGCAGCATTTAATATTAATCCCTTGGCCCAACTAATTTCATCTGTCATAGTCTTGATAACTTCTTCTAATTTAACTGTTGTTGGTACATCTAGTATCACCTCATCGTGTACATGGAACACTATTGGCCAACCTTTTTCTTTTACTCTTAGCAAAGTTTCTGCTAAGCAGTCTCTTGCGATAGCTTGTACAATGTTTTCCGTTAATTTACCACCATAAGTTGGGATAACTTCCCACTTCTTAGATGTCTGATTAATTCCCATATAATGCATCTGCATTTGTCCAAATTGATTTTCTTTTAAAAATGGTTTTGGATAGAAAAGTTTTCTGCCACTTGGTAATTCTATTGTGAAAAAGTCTTGTCCATAAATAAAGTCATACTCTTTAGCTAACTTTACACATTTAACTATCTGCGGTTCTCCAGTCTCTAATACTTCCACAGCTGCATTCTCTAATGCATACCACAACTCCACAATTCTTTTAGATGATTTTCTCCATCTGTCTACAATGTCCTTCATTTCTTCATCTGTCAGACCCATATCAGCTGCACCCATAGCAGTTAAAGCACCAACACTGCCTTGGTACCCAAGTGCAAGTTCTGCTACTTTTCCTTTAGCTCTAAGATGATAGTTTTCTTCCCCTTTTGCTATTGTGTTTATTGGCACACCAAACATTTGTGATGCTGAGGCTTCATAAATTTTTCCATGGGTTTTGAATACTTCCATTCTCCACTCTTCACCAGCAAGCCATGCTATAACTCTTGCCTCTATTGCTGAGAAATCAGATACAACAAAGTGATTTCCTTCTGATGGGATAAATGCAGTTCTTATCAACTGTGATAAGGTGTCGGGTATGTTCCCATAAATTAGCTCTAATATTTCTCCATCACCTTTTTTTATGATATCCCTAGCAACATCTAAAGTTTCTATATAGTTACGAGGTAAGTTCTGTACTTGAACTAATCTTCCTGCATATCTTCCAGTTCTATTGGCTCCATAGAATTGCAAGAGTCCTCTCACTCTCCCATCTTTACACATTGCTTCATCCATAGCTTTATACTTTTTAACAGATGTCTTAGAAAGTTCTTGCCTTATTTCTAAAACTCTTCTAGCTTTTCCTTCTTCCAAAGTGTTTACTAATTTTTCAACAGTAGCTTTTTGTAAATTCTCAATTTCTTCTCCTGCTTCTTCTAACCACTCTAATAGTTGCTTAGCAGAGTTAGGATTATCTAGCTTAGTTATCTCTCTTGCTTCTTCTAGTAAATTAGCCCTTGATAATGCATCTATATATAAAGCGCCATTTACTAACTCACTATCAACTCTAACTCCATATGCATTCATAAAGGTATCTAGTTGCCAAAGTTTCCACTCTCTGTCAGGAACAGGAAAAGAACTTAATCTTCTACCTATTTCCATTTCTGTAACTACATCTTGTACACAATATTCTTTGAAAAGCTCCCATTTCTCAGGTGCATGTTGCGGTAGGTTTCTAGTTCTATTTCCATTACTCTTGGTAGCTTTGCAAGGTATACAGAAATATCTAATTAAAGTACTGCCTGTTGTAAGTTTTTTCTTATCTTGTGGTAAACCCATTGCATTACCTATTGCAGCAAGTCCTGCTGTATATCCACAATATAACCCATGTACCATAGTACATTGCCATTGTTCTAATGGAGTTTCTATACCAAACATATTCAAGCACCACCACTCAAAGACAGCATTGTATGCATACTTAATACAGTCTTTATCTTTCAAAAGTTCTAATACTTCTCCCGGAACAGTTTCACCTTGTGCAAGGTCAACTATTTTTACATCGTGACCATCAATGGAGTATGCAAATAAAAGTATCTGAAAATCAGCACTCATTGCGTATTTGTATGAGCCAGATTTGGTAATATCAACAGAGCTAAATGTCTCTATATCTATATTTAAAGTTCTCATAATCACTCCTTTTTGAAAGTGAAAGGCAGTTTTCACTGCCCCTCTATTAATTTTTTTAACTATAAATTTTATAGTATTGGCTCACCAGTTACTGGATCTATTTCCACTTCTCCAAATTCTTTTTCTGCTTTAATTCCTGCTGCTGATAAAGGTTCTCCATCCATTAGCTTTTGCACATTACCTAATCCACAACCTATTCCTTTTTTTCCACTTACTGCATAAGGGAAAAAGTTAACTGATACTCTTGCATAGATTCCTGAATAAATTTCAGATTGATTTAAAATTGGTTGGGCTTTTATATCTACTATTCCTGGTTGATAATCTATTTTTGCACTTGCTGTAAATACCCAATGCCCTTTACATTCTGGTCCAAATTCTTCTCCATCAGATGGTCTTGTTCCATCACCATCGTAAATAGGGATAGTTGGTTTTGGAGGTTTTACTCCATTCCATACACTGTTAATTCCTTTTTCTATTGCTGCATTTATTGCGGCATCTAATTTTGCCTTTGTTTGTACATCAGTTTTTGGAACTAAAATTGTACAACTGTACTTTTCTTCTTGCCCTTTTTCTGCTGCATAAGGTTTAAATAAATGTACAAAACTTAATCTTACTTTTCCTGTCATTACTCTTGTTTCATTAGCCATTAATATCACTTCTCCTTTATAAACTATTAATATCTTCTACTACACTAAATTCATTTTCTGCCTTTATCCTGTTTGTTATAGCTTCTCTTTTATCAGAAACTTCTACAAGAGTTGGCTTACCTACATTCATAACTATTAAATTTCCAACTAAATTATTAAATTCTTTTTTACCTACTGTTTTTTCCATTTGTGCCAAGGTTAAGTATTTTCTTTCAAATAGTAACTCCTCAGCTATTCCATTATTTACAAGTACCTTTATAGCTTCGTCAGTGTTGGTAAAACTTCTACTGCCTCTACCATTAACTGCTTTCCAACCAGGTACTTCATTCCCTTTTAAACTTTCAGATAGTGCATAATCTTTTAAGTCATCAGCCCATTTAGCTAAGTCTTTTGCTTTTTCTAATATCTGTCCTATTTCTTTTAAGGTTAATTGGTCAGCTGCTTTAAACTCATATTTTGCAAGTTCAAGATTTGCATTAGCTCTTTCTCTACAAACAGCTTTTGCTTTACAAAACTTGCAATGTTCTCCACAGTTAAAATCTCCTTCGCCTTTTAAAGCCATAGCAGCCTTTTCTTGTGCTATCTTAGCAAACTCTAATAAGTAATCCAATCTACACTCCCAAGTGCCTATATTGTTAAGTCTCGGCTGTACAATTGACATTTTAATATGCTCTATCGGGAATATCATTTCATAAGCTAGATATGTTCCTAATGCATATAAAAGTAATTGAGCATTATTTTCTACATTTACTGGTACTCCTTTTCCATATTTAAAATCTATAATGTGTAAGGTATCATCAGCTATTAAAATACAGTCAGCAGTTCCAAACCCGTCAGGAACATATTGTGAAAAATCCACTTTCTGTTCCACAGCTGTATGAGGAGTAGTTGAGTAAGAGTACATTTGTTCCTGGATAAACTCTACATATTCATCTGTGTACCCTTGCATTTCTTCCTGGTAAAGTTCTTTATCTTTAAGTTTCTTCATAGATGTGGTAAATTTCCTAGAAGTTAATCCAGGATCTATTAATTTTCTTACCTTCAATTCTGCTATTTCATGTGCCAAACTACCTTCTTTTGCATATTCACTTTCTACATCTTCAAACTGTTCGCAGAGTTTGACAGAAGGTGGACAAGCTATCCACCTTGCAGCGCTAGAAGGTCCTAATAGTGCATGTGCCATTAAACATCAGCTCCTAAGTTTTTAAGTTCTTGTACAAAAGTTCCGTAGTTTTCTTTTGGTAGAAATGAAATAGCTTTAACTCCAAATGTACTTAATAGATTTTTCAATGCTGCCCTGTTATTATCTATGTCTTTATTTACCCAAGCTGCTGCTATTTTTTGTAAATCCTGAGCAGTATATTCAGCTGTCTTAGTTGGTAAAGGAGTTGCAACCTCTACAGGTGCTTCTTCCTTTTTAGCTGGAGCAGTAGGTAGCTTTTGAGTAGGGGCTTCTTCTACTTTTTTAACTGGTTCTTTCTTTTCTTCAACTTTGACAGTTGCTTTTTCCTCTACTTTTGCTTCTGCTCCTAAATTTTCTTTCATAGAGGTTGTTAAGCCCTCAGTAGTTACACCAGAACTCGCTTCTATAAACTCTCTTATTTCCTTTTTAACTTCTTCAACACTTCCTGTAAATTCTACTTTTACCATTTATTTATCCTCCTATTTGCAATTTTTTAAAATTTGTGGTACTTTATATTTAAAAGTTGTATGTTTGTCTGTTGTTGATGTGGTAGTCACAACAGACTTTTTATTTTCCAGCATACTGAACACCTCCTTTATATTGCATAATTCCAAAGTTCTTTTATTGGCATAGTCAATGCTTCTCCTGTGCTTATATTCTCTAAAACGGCAGTATCACCATCTTCTAAAACTAATTCATAATAACTGTCATTTATTAAAAACATTTTTATCACCTACAATTTATCCACAAGTCTTATAATAAGTTCCCCAACTCTAATCTTTTCATTGATTACCTTAATTTCTCTAAAATCATCCATATAAACTTCTAACATTTCTTTTATAATTTCTTGTTTATAGCTAGATTTGTTAACAGGCATTTCTTTTAAAACCTTGTATTCAGAACCTACTTTTTCTATATAGCCTTTATCCTTTAATCTATTTATATAAACTCTAACTACTCCATCTCCAATTTTTAAATCTTCTGAAATTTCTTTATTTGTTGCGTGTGTGTTACTTCTTACATATTCCAACACTTCTTCTATTTTAGTCATTTCTATCAACTCCTTTAATCTCTCAATGATACTGGCATAACCACATAAAATAAGTTGTCTTTACTAAATTGAATAGCATTTTTATTATTCTTAGCTAATGCAATTTCAAAACTATCGTCTTTTATATATTTCAGCCATAAATCGGTATACTTAACACTTAAAGTAGTTTTTAACTTAGCCCCTTTATTGTCTAGTTCTAAAACATCTAGTAGCAGTACAGAGTTTCCATTAGGATACGCTTCTACTATCAACTTTCCATCTTCAAAACTGAAATATCTCTTTTCATCAGAACTATCTATCAGTTTTAGCATTTTCCAAACTATATCATCAGTAATCTTGTTTACCGCTCTTGCTTTTGAACGACCTCCTCCATATTCATACATCTCAATAAGAGCCTTAATATTAGGAATATCATTATGAATGGGTTCATATTCTGTAATTTCGCGGCCTACTTGAATGGCTAATTTTCCATTATTTAGCACTGCCATAGAATAGGCTTTTTTAAGTTCTTCTAATGCAGGCATTGAATACATTGCGATATCTGCTCCTGTTAATTCTTCTCTTGTATCTTTTATTGCTGCTAATCTATAACTGTCAGTAAAACCAGCATATTTTCCAGCAACTATTAAACCTTTAAGAACTTTTGCATCTTTAGCAATGCTAGAAAAGTGCATTAAACTTTTTATTTCTTTTTCTTGTAGTACCAATACTTGCTTTCCAGCATTTTGAGAATTATATTCTTTTATATCCATAACTATCTTTCCCTTCTTTTCTTTCTATCTTTTTCCAAATCTTCTAAAATAGCAGTCCAAATTTTATTATCACAACTTTTGAAATTTCTTAAACATACAAAGTCATATTTTCTATGTATTTCTATTGTTTTTAATTCATAGTCAATAGAAATTCTGTACTCTCCTACGGCTTCATTTAGTTTTAAAGTATAGATATGTTTAAGAATTTCTGCATTACCTTCTACATCTTTGCTATCTTTAAAATAAACTGTTACTTCTTTGTCATCTATCCAAATTCTGTCTGCCTCTTCTTGCATAACTTCCAAAATTTTGTCTACAAATTTTGCTTTTAACATCTGTACCAACTCCTTAATCTCCAACATATCCGTGATTAAACATTCTAAAAAGTTTAGGTTCATCTACTGCTATTTCAGGAACTTTTAAATCTGTAAAATGTAGATAAGTTAGATAACAATCATAATCAGTTACATCTATAACAAAATCCTTTCCCTTTATCACTAATTCTGCATTTATTTCATCGCTACCTTCTTTATAATTGGCAGATGAAGCTAATTTATAAAATCTTTCTTTTCCTATGTTATATTTTCCAGTAACAAATACATCTGTCACATCTTCCCAAGTTCTGCCATTCTTTTCTAAAAGATTAATTGTTTCTATCCATAAATTTTTATTATCTGACATAATTTCCTCCTTGATATTTTTTAATATTTGTAGTAAAATCAAGGGGTAAGTAGAGTAATACCTGCCCTATTTTTTGTTAACATCTGTTTTAGTTTGACCGCTGTCAACAGATGTTTTTCTTTTGTTTATAGCCAGTATTGCTGCTAAAACTATTGCTAATTTCTTCATAATTCCTCTCCCTTATGTTTCTCAAACCAATTTGCTAATTTTTCTTTTATAACCAGTGCTTTAACTCCAATTTTTACACAAGGGAAATCATCATATTCTCTTGCTATTTGTTTCAGTTTTGCTACTCCTATATTTGTTAATTTTGCAGTTTCTGGCATTGTCAACATCATTTTTTCTTCCATAAAAGAACCTCCTACATCCAGTTTTCTAATTTCTTAAATGGATAATTAAGAACTCTAAATATCCATTTAATCTTAAACTTTAAATAGTTAAAAAATGTTACTCTTTTAAAATTTTCATTCTTCATTTTTAGCCTCCATTTCTATATATTTTTCTATCAATTCTACTGCTTCCATGAGTGTTATGTTGCTTGGAAAAGGTATTTTATACCAGTATTTTTTTAAGGTTTTACAGTGCATTATTCCTCCTTATCTTTTATAAAATTTTATCTCTAATATTGTCCATAATAGTTGCTATTAATTTGTCATAGCTTTCAGCATCCATACTTGCTAATTTATCTTCGTATAACTCTTGTACTTCACTTACAGATAAGCATTCTCCATCTTCATATATTTTGTCTTTATTTGCTTTCTGCAATACCATTTCTCTTACAAAATTAGTTAATAATAAAAGTGATTTTTCTCTATTTAATTCTTCATAGGTATAAGTAATATTCATTTCTCCCATTTACATTTCTCCTTTCTATTTTTTAAATCATTCCTTTGTATAATTTTTCTAAATTTTTTAATGCTAATTCCAATTTTGGATGTGTAGAATCTCTTAAATTCTCTTTTGCTTCTGTGTACCATTTTTCAGCTTTTTGTCTATTAAGGTAATAGCTTTGGTCTATCCCTAGTAAATCTAGTTGAGCTTTACCTTCAAGTTCTGCAAGTCCGAATATCAATCTTGCTTCCTCATTTTTAAAATATAAATCTTCCATTTTATTCTCCTTTTTTGTGCTATAATTTATTTAAAAATTATTTGTGAGGTGTTTATTGTGTTTAAATTTTTTAAAGAATACTATTTCCCGATTTTTCTTATCTTATTTTGTTTTTCTTTGCCCTATTTACCATATAATCGCTATATATTATTGATTATTTCACTATCTTTTTTTATTTTTCTTTCTTTTGTAATTAATGAATATTTATCTAGCATAATTCCAGAAATGTTACATAAAATTACTAATTTTTTTAATAAACAAAATCTTTTTTTACTTAATCTTTTATTTGCTTTATCATCTATTATTGTTTGGAACTTTTCTTTATATATTCCAGATAAGATTTTTAATATTTTCACTGCTGCATTAATCTTTATACCTAATTTCTTATGTAGAAATAATAGAGTAAATGAAGTTTTTAAAATACTCCTTATTTATGCAGCATTACAAATTTTAGAATACTTTAAATTAAATAACCTTATTCCCGGAACAAATAAATATTATTCATTAATATCTAATGTAAATACAGTAAACATTAATACAATTTTTATTAGTATCTTTGAAGCTGTTCTATACACAAAATTTTATTTCTTTTCTTTAAAGATATTAGATGAATGTATAAATATTACTTATAAAGATAAAGAGCATAAAGAAGAAGAACACCCAAACTAATAAAATTGATAATATGTTTTCTTTTAGCTTTTTCTTTACATTCTGAAACATAACCTAAACTTGTTATAATTATTAAAGTTATAAAAAGTCCTATATCTTCCACCTCCTTGATTAATTGTTATATTTTTTAATTTTCTTCCATAGCTCTCCTTTCTTTTTCTTGAGTATTCTCAAGTTAGTTAGCAAAAAAAATATCTAATACATCTGTATTTGGTATATCAAGAATTTCTTTTAAATTAGTAGCTTCTTGAATTGTTAATGTTTCTCCAATTTCGTTATTAATTTTTTTATTAAAAGTAGATGGATTCATTCCTAACTTATTAGCAACCTCCTCTTGTGTTAAATTTTTTTCTTTTAATCTAGCCTTTAATTTTAGCGTGTTTATCATAATTTCGCCTCCTTTCTTTTTCTTGAGTATTCTCAAGTTAATTTGATTATAACTTATCTCCTAAAAATTGTCAACTATTTTTTTGAAAAAACTCAAAAATTTTTTTAAACTTATTAAAAAAAACTTGAAAAAAGTCAAAAAAAATTATATAATTCATTCATAATTAAAAGGAGGTGTCTTAATGAAAGTTAATGAAATTATCAAAAGAAGAAGAAAAGAATTAGGATTAACTTTAAAAGATGTTGCTGAAAAACTTGGAGTATCTGAAAGTTTAATTTCAAGGTATGAAAGTAATGATGTAAAAAATATGGGAATTGATAAATTGATTCCTTTAGCTGAAGTTTTAAAGACTACCCCTACTTATTTAATGGGATTAGAAAAAGAAAAAAAACAAGAAGAATCAAATATAGATATGAATACTGTTATTAATGGAGATGAGTTTGTTATGATACCTTTATATAGTTCAATCTCTGCTGGATATGGTTCAGAAGAAGCAGAGTTTATAGAAATGATAGCCATTCCAGGATTAAAAAACCCACAAGAATGTTTTGGAGTTATTGTAAAAGGGGATAGCATGGAAGATAAAATAGATTCGGGTTCAATCATTATAGTTAGAAGGGACTCAATGATTGAAAATGGTCAAGTTGGAGCTTTTTCTTATAATGAAAAATCTTATGTAAAACAGAAAAAAATATATGGAAATACAATCGTTCTTCATTCTTATAATGACAAATACAAAGATTTAGTCGTTGAAGAAGCAGAAGAATTTAAGGAATATGGAAAAGTTGTAATGTCAATTACTAAATTTTAAAGTTAAATGAGGAAAGGTGATTTAATGAGTGAACTAGAATTATATAATCAAAAAACTTTTGAAGATTTAAAAAATATTAATGAATATGGTGTGGAATTTTGGTATGCAAGAGATTTAATGACTGCACTAGGATATGTAAAGTGGGGAAATTTTGTTAAGGTTATTAATAAAGCTAAGTCATCTGCTGAAACTAGCAATATAAATATATTTGAACACTTTGCCGACGTCGGGAGGGTGTTAAAAGTCGGGAATGGTGCTAAGATGGAAGTCACTGATATTATGTTATCAAGATATGCTTGTTATTTAATAGTTCAAAATGGAGACCCAAGAAAAAAGATGATAGCCCTAGGACAACAATATTTCGCTATACAAACTAGAAAACAAGAATTGAGTGAAGAAAAAGCACCTAAAGATTTAACAGAAGAAGAAAAAAGATTACTTTTGAGAGGACATGTAAAGGGATTTAATAAAAAATTAGCTAGTGCGGCTAAAGAATGTGGTGTTGACAATTATGGAAAATTTAATAATGCTGGATATATGGGACTGTATGGTGGAGAAACAGCACAGGCTATAAAAGTTAGAAAAAAGCTAAAGAAAAATGATAACATTTTAGATTTTATGGGATCAACAGAATTAGCTGCAAACTTTTTTAGAATAACACAAACAGAGGAAAGATTGAAAAAGGGTGACATAACTACTCAATCAGCAGCAGATTTAACTCATTTTGAGATTGGAAAAAAAGTTAGGGCAACAATGAAAGAAATAAGTGGAACAGTTCCTGAAAAACTTCCTACACCAGAAAAAAGCATAAAAGAAATAGAAAAAGAAAAGAAAAAACTAGATAATAAATCTAAAAAAGCAATTAAGAAATAACAAAAAAAAGCCTCTCAGTTGTTGGTAGCAACTAAAAGGCTTCAAGAGTGTGGTACTCTTCTATATCATCTGTTTAGATTATATCACACTCTGTTTAAGTACGTCAATTTGAAAGGAGTGTGATTTTGTATGGCAGGTAGAAAAGCCAATGGAGAAGGTACTATCTCAACTGTTATAAGGAATGGCAAGACTTACTATAAAGCTAACATTACTGTTGGTTGGGATAGTAATGGTAAACAAATAAGAAAAAGTTTTGGTAGTTATAAAAAATCTGTTGTATTAGATAAAATGAATACAGCTAAATATCAAGCTAAAACTAATTCTCTTTCAAATTCTGATATCACTTTTGGTAAGTTATTTGAAAATTGGATCTTTAATTTTAAAAAGATAGATGTTAGTCCTAATACTTTTTATGAATACGAGGCTAGTTATAGATTAAGAATTATCCCATATTCTATTGCCAAAAAAAAAGCTAATCAAATAACATTAAATGATTTACAAAAATATTTTAATGAGCTTCAGGAAAATTTTACAATAAACACTATTAAGAAAACTTATATCCAGATCCATTCTTGTATAAAATTCGCTTTAATACAAGGAATAATGATGAAAGACTTTTGTCCTGGAGTAACTTTACAAAAATTAGTAAAAAAAGAAAATGTAAATGTTTTTTCTAAGGAAGAACAAGAATTAGTTATTAAAAACCTTGATATAAGGAATATAGTTGATGCACTAATTTACTTAACATTTTATACTGGTCTAAGGCTTGGAGAAGTTTTAGGGCTACAATGGAGTGATATAAATGGGAATATGATTAGCATTACAAGACAGTATAGAAGAAATGTAGAAGTAGAAAAAGTAAATGATAGGAAATTAACATATAAATTTAAAGAATTAAAAACAAAAAATAGTGCAAGAGAAATTCCTTTACCAGATAAAGTTTTAAAAATGTTAGAAACCTTACCTAAAGATTATGATTTAATCTTTTCTGATAATGGAAAACCTATTGAGCCAAAAAGACCTCAAAGAAGAATAACTTCTCTTTGTAAAAAATTAAATATCCCTCACAGGAGTTTCCACTCAATAAGACATAGCTATGCAACTAGATTATTTGAGTTAGAAATCCCTATTAAAACAGTTCAAGTGCTGCTAGGACATTCTGACATAGCCACTACTATGGATATCTATACACACGTAATGAAAGAAAAGAAATTAGAAGTGCTGGATAAACTAAATAACTTATAA